ATTATATGGTATTTTTGATAATAGTTCTATAGCATCTTGTATTTTTTCATATTTTTCTTTATCATTAGCAAATTTACCAGTTGCTATTTCATTAATTGGGATTCCGCTTATGTTGGCTAATAATCTATTAAGATGATCTTCCTTACCCATCTCTGTATCTAACATCAAAACGGGTATGTTCTTGGATGCAACGTGAAGTGCTACATTGTCCGCAAAAACAGATTTACCAACTTTAGGTCTAGCAGCTACTAGATCAACACACTTTCTTCTTAGACCGCCGCCTATTGCGTCATCGAAGGTTTTAAAGCCTGTTGGTATGCCTATGATGTCGCACTTATTGTCAATCAAAAAGTCGACATATTCTTTTACATTGTCTCCAATTTTTACTGGAGATTCTCCACCATCGTCTTCTCTTAAAAATTCTGTTACTGGATTTTCTAGTATTTGAATAATATCATTGATAGATTCATTACCAGATATATCATCTACATCCTTAGAAATCTGTGATGTTAATTTTTTGATCTTTCTAGCAAATTCAAACTTCTTTATTTGAATACTAAAATGAAATATATTATCTTTATTAATTGGAAAATCGAATAAAGATTTAATATACTTTAGCTCTTGTGGCGTATTAATTGAGTCTAGCAGATTTAGATTAGTTGCTGATGATAATATAGAAGCAATATCTACCTTCTGGTCTTTATCAAATATGCTCTTTAGACATTTGAAGATAATTTGATTATTCAAATGACCAAAGGAAGATTCTGTTATAAGATCAGCAATGGATATATATCCATCCATGCCATGTTGTATTAGTCCAGCTAATACCGCACGTTCTGATCCAACATCTGTTAACTTATCCTCAATCATTTTTTACCACCACACTTGTTGCATCGATAATATTCACCAAATACATATCTCTGATCTACCTTGAACTCTTTACCGCACACATGACACTCTATACTAGCCTTCTTTGGTGCTTCTTTCCTACGAGGAGTTTTCTCACCGTAGTTAGTTTCTATATCCCTAGACTCGCCAGTATCCTGCCACTCATTTTTTCTAGCTTTCACGGGTTCTTTTCTCCTGCTTGTTAGCTTACTATCTGTTTTATAAACTCTGAAATCTTCACCAACATTACTGGTGTTTTGTTGATCTTCTTGTTGCTTGCCAGAAGCCAATGCCTCTAATAATTTCTGCTTTTGTTCTTCTGTTAACAACTTAACAAAATCATTCATGTCGCTCATGTTCTTTTTCCTTTTTCTAAAAGAATGTCTGCTTTTCTTTTGAGTTCATAAACTTTTCCGTCTAATGCACATAATCTAGATTCTGCTACTTGTCTCATATTCTCAAGAGAAGCAGCATATGAATTACTTTGTGATAGTATATGTTTCTTTGATTCGTGCTTAGTGTACTGACCAAATTCATCATTATGTTTTACAATCAACTTTTCCATTTGATCAACGCACCAATTTAAAGCTATTTTATTTCTATTTATTTCATCCTGTAAATATGTTACATATCCATACAATAGATATGAATAATCAAATAGTTCTTGCTGTGTTAAATTTCTTAACTTTTCTGCTGGTAAATCTGATATCAATAAATATTCTTCTCTAAAAGAAGAAAACTTAGCATTAGTAGTATTGATATACTGTGTTATTAATTCTAAATGTTCTGCAAGTTTTTCAGACGCTTTTGATTCTTTGTCGCCACTCATCTTCACTTTCTGAATATTTAAGGGTTATCAATTTAATATCATTTAAATCACACCAAGCAATTTTATCTTCATCTCTAGCAACGCTCTTTAAAAAATCTGCTTTATTCTTATGGAAGAATGGATTAAATCCATAATGCTGCTCACCATGTACTTCTATAGCCAGCTTAATTGATGGTATATAAAAATCAAGATATAATACAGATTTTCTATGAAGCTCTGTGCTTCCGGGTAATTTTACCTCTTCTAATATTCTATAACTATGGAATATGTCCTTTAATAAGTTTCTTGCTCTTACATGATATTTTGATCTTCTACGACTGTCATCATCAAACACGCCATACCCTGTAAGATTCCATACATATTCTTTACCATTTATTCCAACGACTTTCAATATAGCTCCTTTATTTTTTCATAAATGAAATCAGCAATCTTTGAATTGCTGTTTAGAAAGTCCGACACATTGTTAATGCCTTGAAACTTAAAGAATTTTTCTATAGCTTCTGGAGTTTTTTCTACCTTATTATCATCAAGCATTTGTGATACAACGGGATTATTGATATCATCAACAGCACATTGTATTGTATACCAAGCTCCAGAAGATTTAATTAATCTGAACTCACATGCTATATGGACTATTTCTTGTACTTCGTCAATACCTACACCGTACTTTATCCAACTTTCTGCTGTACTGTTTGGCCTACCTCCAGCACATGATGTTTTAATAGCCCAATTTGCAATTTGACCAACGTGAGGTCCAGTATCTTTTGGCACTTGCCATTTGCCTCTATGCGTAATAACCATATTTGTGCCAGCTTGATATTGCAACATGTTTCCACAGTCTGCCATTTTTTGTGGTGCGTATGGAGAGCCACCAGTATTAGCAATGTTATGAGTAATACATATTAGAATAGTTTTATTCTTCATTAATGTGCCGCTAATACGCTTGAAAAACATTGATAGTAATCTTGGTAAAGCATTTCTAACTCCGGTTCTGACTTCGCCCTCAAGCTCACAGGCTGGAACCATATTAGATAATGAGTCTGCAATAATTAAACATCCCGGATCATTATTAATATAATATTCAATAATATTCAAGAAGTCTTCTGCTGAAAGTACTCTATCATCTGTTGATTCTACTATTAAAATAGAGTCTGGCTGTAGATCTTTTATGCCTTCAAAGTTTTGTTTAGATAATCTACCCTCTGTGTTAACATAAATAACACGCTTATTCTTTTTCTGACACTTGGCGGCAAAATGTAATGCGGTTGTAGTTTTTCCGCTCTTTGGATCACCCGTCATAACGACAACGGAACCTTCTCTTAGTCCACCGCCTAAAGCAATATCTAAAGCTGGAGATACACCTACTACTTCTAAACTATTGATATTTTCAAGAACTTCTGTTCCACTTCTAACAATATCTCCATATTTTGAAATGATTGTGCTGCTTACGCTATCGTTTGCAAATTTTACGGATGATGTCTTTTTCTTCATCATATATTCCTTAGTTTGTTGATGCTAATTTTTTTCTTATCGTATGACTGAGTTGTTCTAATTTGTACTTCTGATTGAGGTTCTTCCACTGGTTGATTATCAATATTTTGTATTTGCTCTACTTTGGATGATAATTTCTTATGATACATTGCAATAACTTTCTCTGCTGCTGGATTTACTTTATAACGATTACCATCCTGTATTCCAAGAACTAATAGTTTATCAAACTCTTTAGACTTTACAGCCGTTAATATAGCTTCTTCGCTATATCGCTTCTTTAAGATTCTAGCAGCACAAAGCTGTTTTGTCCATAGCCAATGGTTTGGATCGCCCTTTGTCCAAAACTTATATGATGGCTTTCCAAGATTGAGCTTTTCTGCCCTTCTAAGAACTATATATTCAGCAATATAAGCTTCAAAAGTACAATATTCACCAGTATGAATATGCTTGTATTTATGAGTTTCAGACCACTGCTTTTGATATTCTTGATTAAATAGCTGTGGCTTATTTTTTTTGTCTGTCATGCTGATAAATTATTGCTTCTTCAAAACAATCTTCAATTTGTTCTATAGATGTACATTCTTCAATTAATTCTGGAGTAACCCACATGGTCTTATTAACAACATTATCTTGTAAAAGTCCTATAGTGTAGCACTGTTTTGATACACCGCCGAACTCGCCCTTAATAGATCTTACTACATACACGCCTTCTGCACAATCTGATTTTTGTTCAATCTGATGAGATCTATATCTAAGACCGATAGTATTTATTTTAAGATCTTTTTCTGCACAATACTTTTTAAGATCAAACCATAATTTATAATCTGGAACATATACTTGCTGATCGTTTGACAACAAGGCATAAATCCATATATTATATTTTTCCTCTCTTGGTAGATCAGAATAGATCTTTTGCCAATTGTCAAAACCAAAAACTAGATTAGTCATTTTTTATCTTAGTAACGCACTGACTATTATTAATGTGTCGTTTTCTTTTTGAATCACTTAAAGCTGATACGTTTTCTGTCATTATAACAGAGCCTTTTGATTTTGCAAAATGATCTCCAGCTTTCATTACTGATGGGGCTTCTGTTATATTTTTCTTGATCCACTTTTCAATAATATCTATTGGTCTATTAAGATCGCTAGACAGTTGAGAAACTTCTATCTTGTTATGATTTTGTTGAATATAAAAACATTCAATTTTACTTAGTGGTCCTTTTTTAAACATGGATAAAATTCCTTTGTGTTCTTGTCATGTATAGTCTATTTTTAGTCTTTAGATATACTATATAGTCATCAAATACTTGTTTTGATGTGCTTCTAAGTTTTGTGTTTAGATTCTTTTCTCTATGAGAATCTATGCCGTATGGATCATATGGAACATTATTAAAAGTTAATACATAATACTTGGTGAGTACTTCTCCATTTGGAGTAGTAGTATTATATATCTTAGCAAATGTTTTATCGTTTTTATTGTCAGTTGTTGTTCCAAGTTTATTAATATTTACTTCATCTACTTGTGGTTTAACAACATCATTTGAGTCATCTATATATTTCATTTTTCTCCGGTAATAATATACCGTTCCTTTTGTTTAGCTGTCATTTTATTTATTTTATTCTGCAATGACTTTTTATTCTGTTCTTCTTTCTTGCCAGAATTTTTTGATTCTATTTCTGATCTTTGATAATGACCAAGATTAGACCAATTTTTATCAGCAAGCTGTCCTATTGTTTTTGAGTCTTTCATGAATGACCCTAGCCCACCATATATTATTCTATATAAATTATCTGTATTACATGATGGGCATAGGGTCAAAGCATCGTCCTTAATAGACTGATAAACATCTTTTAATTGATGCTTACAGTTAGAACATTCATAATCATATAGCATACTAATTTTCCAGAGCGTTTAAAACCTTACCAATGATTCCATTCCTCTGTATATCATTATAGTCTAGTTTACATATTCCAACACCGCCTAGCCCATTTAGTTTGTCTAGGCAATAATTCAATCCACTTCTATCATAAAGATCTGTTTGTTTAAGATCTCCATTGATAATAACTTTAGAATTTTCTCCCATTCTTGTTATGAACATTTTAATCTGTTCTAATGTACAATTTTGGGCTTCATCTAAAATCATATATGCATTATGAAACGTAGCACCACGCATAGTTTCAAGAGGCTCAAATCTAATTCTCTTATAATTGAAATATAAACCAAACTTATCTCTACCAAGAAAGAACTTTAGATTTTCTTCCATTGGTGCTAAATATGGTTTAATCTTTTCATTTATTTCTCCCGGTAAAGATCCTATATCTTTTCCAGTACATATTAATGGTCTGGTTATAATAATAGAATCTATCTTATCTTTAAAGATATGTTCAGACGCAATTCCAGCAGCAATAAAAGACTTGCCAGAACCAGAGGGTCCAGTGCAGAAAGTTATATCGTTCTCTACTATAGAACGTATATATTCTTTTTGATTATATGTTTTGGCTTCAATGTAATTTATATCTGATTGTTTTTTTTCCTTCTTAGACTTTTTCTTATTATTGTTCCTATCGCTGTTTTGATTGTTGTGTGTCTGTGCTACCAAAGCCGTTGTCTCCTCTTTGCGAAGATTCAAGAGCGTCTACGGAAATCATAGAAACTTTTGGCACTTCTTGGAATATAATCTGAGCGATTTTATCCCCATGTTTTATATGTACAGTCTCAAATGAGGTATTATACAAACAAACCATGATCTCTCCTCTATATCCGGCGTCTATGACACCGGCTAGAACATCTATTCCTTTCTTTACTGATAATCCAGATCTAGGCCAGATTAATCCTGCATAGTCATCTGGAATTTGTAATGATACTCCGGTACGAACGGTCTTTCTTTGTTTTGGTTGTATGTCACAATCTTCTATAGAATATAAATCAAATCCGGCATCTGTGTCATGTGCTTTAGTCGGCACCTGTGCTTGCGAGTCTAGTAATTTAACTCCAACATTAAAACTTGTCATAGTAATCCTCCAAAGTCAGTATCCTCAAGATCATTCTTACTAGCACCTATCTTATATGATGTTATCTCATGTTCTTGCGGTGCAACTTGTACAGATTCGCTATTCATCCAAGGGTCTGTCCATCCAGCTATTGGATTTTTACAGCCCTTATCAAATGGTAAACCTATATTTTTTCTTCTTGTCATGCATAGCCAATCTACATATTATGATAAAACTACATC